TGTGCCTTGGGCGCAGGATATCCTTGACGCTATCGACAGCGGCGAGGTGACACTTTCAAAGTATGAGCTTTCACAGTGGAGGCTTATGCACATAGGCGCACAGCCTGTTCCGCCGTCACTTATTGCACGCTGGAAAAAGGTTTTCCCTAACCACAAATATGACACTAACTATGGTCTTAGCGAATCTATAGGTCCTGGCTGTGTACATCTTGGTATGGATAACATTGACAAGGTAGGCGCAATAGGCAAGGCAGGCTTTGGGTGGAAGGTCAAGATAGTTGATGATAAGGGCAACACTGTAAAGCGTGGCGAAGTGGGCGAGCTTTGCGTAAGAGGTCCTGGCGTTATGACCTGCTACTACAGAGATCCAAAGGCGACGGCTGAAACTCTCAAAGACGGCTGGCTTTTCACTGGCGACATGGCTCAGGAGGACGAGGACGGCTTTATTTACCTTGTTGACCGCAAAAAGGACGTTATTATAAGTGGTGGAGAAAATCTTTACCCTGTACAGATAGAAGACTTTTTGAGAAGTCACGACGCTATCAGGGACGTGGCAGTAATTGGTCTGCCTGACCAGCGTTTGGGCGAGATAGCGGCGGCAATAATCGAGCTAAAGCCAGATCACCCATGCACAGAGGAAGAGATAATGGCGTTCTGCCAGAAGCTTCCGAGATACAAGCGTCCGCACAAGATAATTTTTGCAGACATACCGAGAAACCCGACGGGCAAGATAGAGAAGCCGAAGCTCAGGAAGATATACTGCGGAGAGAGCCTTGTGGCAAAGCAGAATCACGGATAAAAAGTAAAGAGGGGTAACAAAAATGGGACGAGAAGTAGTATTTGCCAACATACGAAAAAGAATGATAGCAATGATAGCTGGCGGTGTGATACTCACGCTAATGGGTGGATTTATCTCATTTGCGGCGGTAGTAGCCGGTGAATACGGCGTATTGATACTTGGACTTTTTGCTCTTACGCCTGGTGTTATATTTCTTATATTTGGTACGTCACGGAGGACGCACCCTGAAAAGAGCGGCATATTCAAAGCCAATCCCGATCTTTTACAGCAGGCTGACGAGCTTTACGCCAACATACAATATCAGGACGATCATATTATCGTATCCGACAGGGTGCTTGCCAACAAGAAAGCGCCATTTCAGATGTGCTGGCGAGAGGAAGCCTACGGCATTTACCAGCACACAGCGAGTATGAATTTCATCAGCTACACCAACGAGATAATCGTCTGCACGAAGCACAAGAAGAATATACTGCGTTTTAACGTATATGCCAAGGGCAAGGACACCGCCATGGGGCTTATGCAATTGCTTTCCCAATGTTGTCCCAACGCAATGGTAGGTTACACTCCTGAAACGCTTGCATATGTTAAGGAGATGCAGAGGCGTGCTCAGCAATAGATGATGGACAAGCTCTTTGTGCTTAAATTTGCACAAAGGGCTTGACTTTTTTTGTGATTACTTGTATAATAGTATAGTTGACACAAGGAGATGTACCCAAGTGGCTGAAGGGTCCGCACTCGAAATGCGGTAGTACGGCAAAACCGTAGCGAGAGTTCAAATCTCTCCATCTCCGCCAAACGAACAAAAACCACCGTATTTACGGTGGTTTTCTTTTGTATACATGATTTTTACACGATTGTGTTCAATATCTTCACTGCACGTTCTTCCTCTCGTGGGTAGAGGTGCGAGTAGGTGTTCCATGTCATTGATATGTTTGAATGTCCAAGACGTCTTGCTATCTCCTGAATGTTTATGCCCTCATTGGCGAGCAGGGAAGCGTGGCTGTGACGGAAGTCATGAATACGGATACGTTTGATACCTGCCAAGTCTGCAAACTTCTTATTTGTCTTTTCAAGGGACGTGTCACGGATAGGACGCTCGCCACCGCAGATGTACATATCATCACTGAACTTTGGCACTGCTTTCTTACAGCGTTCGTAATGCTCATCAAGCACTGCTCTTAACGGCTCTGGTATCTGTATCGTCCGTATGCTCGGTTTATTCTTTGGCGGCGTGATACGATCACCGCCTTTGAGCTTCTGAGCAATGCTCTTGGTGATAGATATGTAGCCGTCTTTTATATCCGTCCATTGCAAGGCGTATATCTCGCCTTTTCGCATACCCATGTAAAATGCTATGTTGAAAAATACATAGTAGTTCCATTCGTACATTGAGCCGCCGTCCTCTGCGGTCTGAGCATAATTCTTAGCTTCCGATATGTATTTCTTGAACTCGTCGGGCGTGTAGAAAAGCATTTCTTTCTTGGCTTCAAGGGGCGCTTTGAAGTTGCCTGCGGTGATAACGGGGTTTTTCGGAATGTATTCCATTTTTACAGCATAGTTCATCATTGCACGAAATTCGCCATAAATGTTCTTTCGAGTGACGATAGCCAATCCCTGCTCTGACAGCTCCTGCTTCCATTTCTGCACCATTGGTACGTTCAGATTATCTATCCTCACGCTTTCAAAGGTGGGCAGGACGTTCTTTCTCAGTATTCTTAGGGATTTGTCCAGTGATGTTTCACGGACCTCTGAACGCTTGGCAGTGATGTACTCCGTGAATAGCTGTCCGATAGTCATTTTCGGAGTTATCTCTTTAGCATTGAGCTTTTGTGTAAGCTGGAGTTCAAGCTGCTTAGCCGTCTCTGCACCGAACGCCACACGGTCTATCTGATGAGACTTTCCGAAACTGTCCGTATAATTGATACGCACACGATATTTTTGCAGACCGTCTTTTCTGATGTTCTTTCCGTTCTTGTCCGTCATTTTGTAGATCGGCATAAATATTCCTCCTATTCTTGACACTTCTAAAAAAGTGTGCTACAATAAAAGGGCAGAATAAGCCCTTTTGTGGTGATTGGGTTTTGTTCGTTTTGAGCTGATATTGGTAGTATCCGCTCTGCTCGCCTCTGAGTGTTGGTAGCACTTGGGGGCGTTTTTTTGTTATGATTTTATTCTGTATTTTCTTGGTGTACGAACAATGATAGTTATCATATCATTCTCGTTTTGCACTATATCAATTACTTTCGCTTTAGTTATTTTGGAAATTGCTTTCTTCTTTGCTTTTACACTCTCGATATCATCTGCAAATTTTAATTTAAGGGTAAACGATAGTGTTTTGGTATCAGTATTTATATCTTCTATTCTTGAATAAATTCCACACTTTTCGAGATAAGCAACTAGCATTGTAGATGAGCTGGTCAAATAAGATCTGAATAAATTAAGCTTATCATCAAATGACTTTTCTGTTTTATCAACCATATGTGAAAGCGTATCTCTGTCCAACAGCTCTATATCATTCACCTGTGCAAGCTGTTTGGCGGGCTCGGTAAAATACTGATTTGTCATAACGGCACCTTTGTCACATTGGTAGTACGCAAGTCCGCCGACAACTTCTTGTATAGGGGTGTTGTCAAGTTTGTGATTGTATCGCTTACATTGTATCGCATATCTGACCTTGTCTTTCTCTGCAATGACATCAACGCCAAAGTCACCGGAGCTTCTTGTGACCTTAACGTGTTTGTAGCCGTTGGCTTTCAGAATATCAGCACAGGCATATTCAAATTGGTGTCCGTCCATTTTATCAAGTTGTTTCAAAGTATACTTTCTGTGAAGCTTGCGGTAAATGGTGCAGACCATGCTTATGAATATGATAACGCCGATCACGATAGCAACTACCATAAGGTTATGTTTGGCTCGCTCGGATATGTGAGTTCTAATAAGGTCTATGATAAGAGCGATTATGCAGACAAATATCAGATAGCCAAATATAGTGACAATACAACCTGGCTCTGATTTGCGTTTCTTTTTACCCATATACGTTTCTCCTAATTGATATTTGAAGTATCAGCAGGGAATTTTATTTTAACACTCTGCCCTGAGCGTCAGTGAAGTTTCCCTGAAACAAATTTATCATATCAACTATTGCTCCAATAAAGAAACCTCCGAAAGTAAAGAAGTACAGCAAACCTGTGCCAGCTTTGCCTACATAAAATCTGTTCAAACCGCCCAAGCCTAAAAAGGTCAGCAGGCAAAGTATTTCAGCTGTGCTTTTGCTCTTAGGGCTTACCTGCTCAACAGGAGCTTGCGGTGCGACCTGCTGGACGTTTGTAACGTATGTGATGTGCTGAACGATATTGCTGTTATGCTCAACGTGGTTATCAATTTTCTGCGGCTGCGGCAGTTCGTGACCGCAATATTCACATACCGCTACGCCTGGTGCGTTTTCACCTTTACAATTTGGACAAGTCATAATTTTTCCTCCCTATAAATCGACATTTGTAAACAATTTATGAAATCATTTACATTGTCTTAAATTGGTGATATAATGTATTTGTAACCATGCAGGAGAAAATTCTGTGTGCTATCCCTGTCAGTATTTGCGGTACTGACGGGGATTTTTTTTATTATAAGGATTTTATAACTGTTTTTACAATGCCGAGTATTCTTATGCGGTCTCTTTCTGCACCGACAAACTCTCTCGGCTGATATTCGGGATTGAATGATACAAGGGTTATCTTGTCATCAGAATACTTGATTTTCTTCACAACGCCGTTTTCACCGTCGATAAGGGCAACAACTACCTGTCCGTCCTCAGCCCAATCCTGCCTTAATACTTGTATCTTGTCGCCGTTCTCTATCTTCGGATACATACTGTCCCCCGAAACGACAATGCACATTGTATTCTTAGCTTCTTCCTCGCTGACGATATAAAGCGGCATATAGCCTACAACATAATCGTCAGCATAAGCACCAAACCCAGCCGACACGCTCTCATATATAGGTATTATATGTACGTTGTCTTGCGGGAGTATGGTTGCGTTGGAGTCTATAATATGAGAAGAATGTTTAGGGCTAGGATCATCAGTTTTTAATGCAAGATATTCAGGATTAACATTCAACTCAATAGCGATTGATTCAAGAACAGGTAATTTTATTCTGAGAATTTTTCCTGCCTCATATCTTTGGATAGTTGATTTATTCAATCCAAGACGGATACCAAGTTCTTCTTGTGTAAGTCCTTTTTCTTCTCTTGCAGCTTTTATTCTATTTCCAATTTCTATGGTATTCAAATCTTGCTCACCTGCTTTCGTTATAATGATTATATCACATTAAATTGCATAATGCAATAGCTTTTTTGAAAAAAATAAAAAAATGTTGCAAAATGCTATTGACAAGTGAAAAGTTATGTGCTATTATGATAATGCAGCAAGTTGCATAATGCAACAAGAAAGGAGGCTGGCATATGGTAAACACGAACAAGATCAAGGGTAGAATGAAGGAGCTTGAACTGACCCAAGCTGACGTTGCACATTGTTTAAACATAGCTCAACCTACAGCTAATCAGAAAATAAACAATGTTCGTCCGTTTGACTTGGACGAGGCTGAGAAACTGTCACACTTGCTCCACATTGATGCTGGAGAGTTCGGCAAATATTTTTTTACTCAGTGAGTTGCATAA